GTCGCGTCGCCGCTGACGGTGCCTTCGCTGGACGAATAGTCATTGAACGTCGCGTTGCCGGTGACGGTTTTGCCGTAGTAGTTGTACGAAGAGCCATTGAACGTCGCGTTGCCGGTGACGGTGGTTCGATTGACCGAACTGTCATTGAACGTCGCGTTGCCGGTGACGGTGATGGCGATTCCTAGATGTGAGAAGCCGTTCAGCGTAAAGTTCGCCACCGTAGGCTCACTGCCGCTGTTGGCGGCGATAATGGCCGAAGCAATCACATCGTCCGCACTCGTCGGCAGACTTGTCGCCTGCGTGGTGAACGCATCATCAGTCCACCAGTTGCCAAGTGTTGCCCAATCGGTGTCTACCGCAGCGTTGAAATAGAGAGTTGCCATGTTTGATTAGTACCCCATCACAAAGGCGATAACATCCCACTTGTCCCGGCCCGCGTGATACGTCGCGGCGAGAACGTCCATCGCGTTCGCCGCCGTACTGAACGGCAGGGGCGAGGTCGCAGAGGACGGGATGACGAACTTGTTGCCGAGCGTGACCGCCCGATTGCCAGTACCATCCTGCCGGATGCGCCAGCGGATAGTCTGCCCGTCGGTGGGATTGGTCGGATTGGCGAGCGTGGCGTTGCCAGTCAGGGTGACGTCGAAGATGTCGCCAGCAGAGGCGTCGGTGTTCAGCGTGGCGGCGTAGGTGAGGGCGACGACGGTCGGGCCTCCAGCAAGGGCTGCGATCTGCCCCAGCGTCACCTTTTCGGTCAGCGTCCCTGCCGCGTTGTCTGCCGCAACAACGGCGCTGGCGTTGGCAGACGCAGCCGCCGGAAGGCTTGTGATCGTAGTGTCAGGCATCTTGGATGCTCCTCAATCTGTCGCCGGAAATGGTGGTGATGTTGTCGCCGCCGATGGTGCGAAGCAGAAAGTAGTTCACCGCCGCCAGGATGCGGCTGGCAATTGGCCGAAGCAATCTAGGGTTCATCGGCACGGCGCTACTCTCTTCGACTCTACAGTAAGGGATGTAACGACGGTCAGCCCTTCAACATCACCATGCACGCTGCGGCAGTCGCATCGGCATGGTTTGCCACGAGCTTTACAGCCCCGACGCCGTAGCAGTCGTCGGGCAGCGAATACGTCCGAGACTCAGACGTCGACGGCGAGATCGTGATCGAGACCGGCGTGCCGTCTGCTCTATAAAGCCGACCGAAAGAAGTCTCAGCAGACTCGGACGCCCACACAGCAAGACTCGTCACCGATGTCGAGACGGTGCCGATCTCGACCGCGCCGCCAGCGGCGTCTTCCATGCTGATCGCGGCCGAGACAGGCTCAGAGCTTTGCAGCACGTACGGGAAAGACTGAAACTTGCGCTTGATCTTCGGTTCGGTGGTCATGGAAGCTCCTTCCGGGTCTTTTTATGGTATCGATGAAATGTGCGATGACTGAAGTCAGTACGACGGGAAGCCAGACAGATCGACGGGCGTGAGCTGGTATCCGCCTCCGAGGGAAGTCATTAGAGAGTTGACGAGAGACTTGTTCGCAGCAATAGAAGTGCCAGACCCAGCGCCGCCGTATGTCCATACCGTCATCAGCACAGGCTGCTGGACTCCTTCGAGCAGCAAGAAGCAAGGATGCCCAGAGTCCCCAGTCACAAGAGGCTCGTGAAAGTCGAGCCGCGACTGAATTGACGGCGTCTGGCAGCCAAAAGAAGCGGTTCCGTCGATGGCCCAGTCCGTAACGAGTGCATTCTCGTCTTGATCTGTTCCGCACACTGGAATCGGCTGTCTGTGAGACAAAGACGGAAACTTCGATCTCCAGTCGTCAGGCATAACTCTCGCGAACGATATCCCGGCTCCGATATCTGCCGACAGCAGCCCAATCTCGAAGTCGGGATAGTACACAGAGTAGCTTGCCGGTCGAGCTTTGGCAGCAATTGTCCCTGCGACCACGACTCCGTCGGCTCGCACCCAGCGAAGCGTGGTTCCAACGGGGAGCGGATAGTGCGCCGCCCAGATTACGTGCCGCGGGCTAATTAGCGTCCCGCACTGAGCGATGCCTCCAGACGAATTCCACACAGAAAGGCACGTCAGATCGTACTTGCCGTAAACCCAGCAGGACGGGTTTCTGGCGTATGTCTGTGTCGCGTGATCCTTTGTCGAGTAAATAGCCTTCTGCTTGCCGGGAGCGAGCGATCCGTCGATTGCGTCTGACGCCGATCTCGCCGCTGTTCCTGTGTTGTAGTACTGAAACGAATCGGCAAAGCTAGCGCTGTAGGTGCGGGGTTGTAGGATCAAGGAAGCGGAAAGGCCACGGGATGAATCTGTCGCCGTAAGGGTTGCATTTCCGCCAGAAACGAACGAAGACAGGCCGCTTTGGTCTGGATTGGAAAGCACGCTCGTGTTGCTGCTCGTGATCGCAATGTCGTTCGCGACCGTGCTTCCGAACCTCGGCGATACGATATAGTCTGTCGCGAGCGTGGCGCTGCTCCACCGCATGTACGTCGCGTCCTTGACTACAGCAGGAGATTGCGACTCGCCGCCGACGACTCGCGGATATTCAGTTGCTTGCAGTGATAGTTCTGGCAAAGCACGAGATGACATGACGCGAAGCAGCGACGTTCCGCCGTTTGGCGATCCGACGGCAACGACGGTGCCGTTTCCGTACGCGAGTCCACGCACGGACGATCTGGGCGCCTCGTTCCTTGCCGTCCAGCCGATGCCGTCAGGAGAGGTGTGGATTCTGGCCTGTGTCGATGTTCCCGACTGGTGGTTCCCGCAGATAAACAGCCCCTCTGCATGCAGGAGACTGGAAGGATTGCTGGCGGAAAGAGACCCGATCTGCTCCCACGTGACCGCATCCTGCGACCTAAACGACGTGTTGGCTGAAACTGCATAGTAAGCTCCGTTTGCGTACACGACGCTTTTAATTGACCTTGCGCCGTACGGCTCCGTCATTGGAGATGACGCCCAGGAAACTCCGTCGGCAGAAGAAAAGTTTCTGCTGTCTCCGGTCGCGTTTGACTGAGACGTCGAGCCGATCGTGAAAAACTTTCCGTTGGCAAAAAACATCAACCCCCTGGTGCCGGTGTCCGAAAAAGTAGTTCCCGCCGCCGCTGTCCATGTCATGCCGCCGTTCATCGAAGACATGATCGAGACCTGGCCAGACGAAAGACGGAAAATTCCAGCAAACGAACCACCACCAGCGGCATAAGACACCGCAAACTGAACGCCAGCTATCGCAATCGCTGTCCACGAAATCCCGTCATCTGAAATGTACGCAGAGTTGCCACCAAAAGTCAGAAACTTGCCGTTTCCGAAGATCACCGACTGACTAAACGCAACCGACGACGGCAGTCCCGATCTTGCCGTCCACGTAACCCCATCATGCGACGTCATTAGCCTGTTTGTACCGTCCTGAGAAACGGCAACGAAAATTCCATTTCCAAAGGCAACGCCAGTCCAGGTGTTTAACTCAGGCACGCTCCTTGCGACCCAGTCAACGCCCAGTCGCGACCAGAGCGGCGTCTTGCCTCTGAAGGTGCGGCTTGGTCGTTCCGTGCCTCTCAGGGCTGAGACAGAAGACTCTCCGACGTAGGCTTTCATGTGATGATGTACAGAGTTGTGGCTGACTTGGTTGCGATCGCGTCATACTCAGCCTGAGTCAGCGACACGATTCGAGTAATACCGACGCTCGCCGGGATCACTCCGGCCGTGCCGTCAGACTTGCCGACGTACAAGACTCCGTCGGCGGCGTTGACGCCGATCTCTCCGGCCGTGAGTTCGCCAGAAGCTGGCGACTCCCCGGCCGTCTCCGACATCTGATGGCGATACTCGAAGCCCTCGACGTCCTGGCCCTTCCCGAAGTTCGTGATCGTGCTTTTCTTGAATGGCATGGCTACTTCTTCTCCTTGTCTTGAGACAGCACGGCGTGTCGAATCTCAGTCTGGCCGACGGCAATTTCCTGAAGCGTCTCGGCCTGCTTCATCTGTGTCTTGCCGATCTCGTCGAGGGTCTCGCGAGTCGAGTCGAGAAACTCAGTGTGGCTCTGCACGATCGGCACGACGACGTTCTTGTTGAGGCTCGTCGCGGCCTCTCGCAGCATCCAGAGAACAGCCGCGAGAAACACGACCGTCACGCCGAGCCTCTCGGCGACTTTCACGACTGTCTCGGCAGCAGACTGCAACGTCATGTATCACCCCTCCACTTCGCCATCAGAGCCCGATTTCTCGACGACTCGAACCACCATTCCAAGAGCTTCTTGAGCATGAGCTGCACGATCGGGCCGATGAGAATCCAGAACAGAGGCCCGAACTGAGCCTCGTCGCCGTACACGAGGCAGTAGCCACGCTTGACAGACTGCTCCCAGGCGGCGACGACAACCTCGGCCTCGACGGAGCCGCCCGAGACGTGCTGGCAGAACTCGACCGGACACTGCTCGATCGAGATCGCGAACAGGTCGTCGTATCGCTCTCGGCCGACGAGGTGCTTGCGGACGAACGGAAGCTCACCCCAGATACGGTCTTGCAAGTCTTGCTTGGTCATTTCTTCGTCTTGCATGTCCCAGATGTGCAGATATTTAGAGGGCGAGACGAAGCCTGCGACTTGCAGCTACAGCCAGGGTCACACGGGCAGTCGACGACAGAAATGCCGTCTCCGGACAGGACTTTCCCCTTCGGCAGGCCGTTCTTGCCGCACACGCCGCAGCACGGCCTCGGCTGATTCAGAACAGCCGCCTGCTCTGCCTTGACGCACTCGTAGGCCGCGACGGCGAAGCACTCGCTCAGGAGTGCCATCTCTTTCGGCGTGAGAGACGGCTTCGGCTCCGAGCATCCAGCGACGAGTGCTAGAAGAAGAGCGGCGAACTGCTTCACAGGATTCCTCCTGTCCAGTCTGGGATCTTGCGAGGAGGGAAGCCGTCGTAGTTCGAGAGAGCGAAGCTGTCGCCCTGGGCGAGCATGCGATCGAGGACGTCGGCGTCGACCCAGAACGTCGAGCCGCGAAACGGATACGGCATGTTGTCCGGATAGTGAGGCCCTGAGTTTGAATTCGGCCCCCAGCTATTCCAGATCAGGCCCCCAGGTCTCTTGCCGTGACGCTTCGAGATCCCGGCCATGCAGTGCGGCCACGTCCCGCGAGGCTTGCAGAAGCCGTCTTTGTCTCTCGTGAACGTAAAGCCTTGGGTGCTACAGATCGACACGGGGTAGCCCGACCCGATCGCCTTGCAGAACTCGTCAAAATTTCTGACGAGACTCGTCTCGCGGACTCGTCGCTGCTTCGCGAACGGCTCAAGCTCGTCAGGAAGGCCCGTGTCGCCCCACTGCTTCTCTCGCTTGGCGGAGTACTCGTCGAATCGCTGGCCGTTGTAGTCGACGCCGTAGTGCAGGACGCCCCAGTTCATGATGGCTTTGCACGCAGCGGCGCCATACGACCCGTCGGACAGCCCCGCGCGAGTCTTGCCCCTGGCTTCGACCCGCGACAGCGCGTAGATCGACGCTTCGAGGGCTCGGCCCTTCCAGTCTTCAGCCTCGCCGTGGACGACGATTTCTTGGGCTGAGAGAAGATCGACACATCCTGCGTACCCATGCCCGACGCACGAGCCGATTCCCTGAGCGACTCGCGAGTACTTCGGAGCGACTCGCATCAGGGCCGGATAGAGAAGAACGTCTTTCTTTTCGTCGACGGTGAGCTTCGGGCCACCGTCTGCGATAGTCGGATACTTCAGAGACGAGACGAATTTCTCTGTCTCGGCTGGATTCGGCGTCCATCCGTTGAGCTTGACCACGGCCATGCGTTACTGATCCTTTCCAAGACCAGCCCACGCGATCGCCTCGAACATCTCGACGGCCTTGCGGCGAAGCTCTGGGGTCAGCCCGCGATCAGAGTCGCCGATCACGGAGTTAAAGACTTGATTGATCGCCGAGTCCAAGTCTTCGTACTCTCCTGGCTGATTCTCGGCCATGCCCTTCCAGATGAACTTCAGGATCGCCACGTGAACGGCACGCAGACCGGCCGTCGTCTCGATCGTCTTCTGCTCGGTGATTCCGTCCGCGGCCGTGACTTTTGCCGCGTTCTCGTAGATATGCTGAAGCCAGAGGCGATCGAGCGGGCTCATCTTTGCGACGACGCGAGTGACTGGCTGAACGACTGACTTCATCACCGAAGACGGCTCCTGCACTCCAGAAACGACTGCCGTCTGCCGCGGGCCAGCGGACGGCAGGCCGAACACAGCAAACGCCACAAGGAGAAGCCCGACTGCATATCTCACTGCGGTCACGCTCCAGGCGAGAGGATCACGTCGAGAAGCTGCTGGCACAGGGCGACGCCCTTCTTATTGCCAGCCGCCTGCATTCGGCGGGCGATCTCGATCACCGTGTAGGCGTCATCCGGCTGCTTTGCCGTCCGGATCGTCGCCGTCGGCCAGTATTTCCGGACGAGTCCCACCAGATACGGACTCGCCATGAGAAGAGCCGCCGCCACCACGGCACCGGCGCGAAGAAGAAAGCCATCGGGAAGCATTATTCAGTCACCTTTGCAACAGCCCACCGGAGAAACGCCTCGCCCTGCGGCGACTTGAGGACAGCCTCAAGGTGAGCGACAAGCTCGTCGTCGACCTTCGTGCCAGTCGACTTGCTGGCGAGCCACTCGCAGCAGTCGGCAACGATGAGGGACTTCTGGTGCGTGTCAGGCGTGGCGATGAAGGCCTGCACGTACGTGACGAGCGGAGACCACTCTTGCAGAATCCGGATCTTCTCCCAGATCGTCAGGTTCTTCGCGTCGCCGTATTCGGTAGTCATGTCGAGATCCTCCTGTGGTCTCTTCACGCTACCAATCTGAAGTCACCCACCCGAAGTGTTGTGGTCAGCGAGATTCTCGACCGGAGACGATTCTTCTCGCAGGCTTGAGTAGCTCGCCTTGATCGACGACTCCGAGATCACGCGGATGTTCACCGCGTATCTCTCAGGGTCGTAACCGACGAGACGTCTCTCGCGTTCCTCGTCGCTCCAGCCAGCCTGAAATTCGAGGCATTTCTGCCGTATTTCTTCGGGCGAGGGGATGTAGGCCCTGCGGATACCGCTCTTCGCTCCGTGCCAGCTCTCTCGCGGCTTGAGCTTGAGCTTCTTGCGGAGGACGTCGCAGCGGTCGGCTGAGATCTTGAGAGTTTCGGCAATCACCCGAGTCGGTGTGCCTTCGAGCCACATTTGAGAGAACGTGGCCGTGCAGACGTCTACGTGGGGCTTCTTGGCGCTAGGCATTTCTCCATTGCTTCCATTAACAAATCCTCCGTCGGATTTTTGCTGGAGTCATACAGGACAGCCTTTCCGTCTCGAATCTTGTGCCTGATGTCCATCAAGACGCCGTAGTAGCGGCAGAAGTGGACGATCTTCGCGGCCTGCATCGCGTTTGCGAAAGTCTGAAGGTCGGCAATCATCGCGTCATTGTCGGCGAGAATCGACCTCTCCGTGCGGAAGTGGTCGCAGCAGATCACGTCTTCCGGCCCGAGTCTGCGTACGAACGGCTCACCGCGGTCTTTTGCCAGCCTGTTTAGGCATCCCTGCTCGTAAAACTCTCCAGCCCACATGCAGCGGTCGCACTGCCAGCCGTTTTCAGTCAGCTCCCACTTCGAGGGATCGTACATCGACGACCACTCACGAAGAAAAGCAAGCCCGTCTTGATTGCACCGGATCGCGAACGTGCCAGCATTCAGCGACCACACGCCTGTGTCGGCGACCGCGACAATGCTGCCCCCGAGAAGCGACTCGATGTCGAGCGAGAAGTCCATCACGCATGAGTCGGTGTCCAAGAATAGTATCGCCTCTGAGCCGCCATCCTCGGCGGCGGCGTTGCACGCGAACACTTTCCCCCAGTAGGGAGGCGAAGCTGCGTTATCTTGCGACAGGAGAACGTGACGATAGCCGCGAGACTCGGCGTATGCGGCATTCTGCCGGATCAGATCTAGGTGCGGCACTGGAGAGCGAGTATCAAACTGGACGATCGTTGCTTTCACTCTTCGGTATCCAAAACGAAACGCTCCGCATCGACGGGTTCAGATAGAACTCTCCGCCGATCGACTTGTGAAACCCGACGTGTTCGCAGTCGTCGCCGACATACTGGCCTGCAATGAACGGCTGCGTCCTGTAGACGGCGAGCTGCCCGAATGCCGAGTTCATCTTGACTGGCTCGCTGCCCACGGGCGGGTGCCAGAGGTGGAACCAGAGCATGTCTTGCCGCTCTTTCCACCACGTCCACCGGCACGCCCAGGCGTCGTAGTGGCACAGGGTCGGCTGCGGCCAGACCGGCTGGCCCCACTCGCACCACGAATACGATGCCATGCCGTAGGCTCGGCTGTACTTCTCAGACTCCAGGCACGCGACGGTGTGATTCACTCCGGACGGTGACCATCCGCCCCATGAGTCCGTGTCGAACACGACCGTGTAGTCGAAGTCCCGACAGTTCTCGGCAACCCACTCGCGGCACTGGTTTCGGTACTCAGCGAGCGCGACCGTGCGAGACTGGTCTTTCGTGAAGTTCAGGTGGGGTCGGCCGTTGTCGCGAGACTCGACCGTGAGCCAGCTATAAGTACGCGTAGCCTCAGCGAGGCACTCTTTCGTGCCGTCCTGCGAGTCGTTCTCGAAGATGAAGCACCGAAAGTCTTTGAAGTACGACGCTGTCTCGGTGACACGCTGAAGAGTCAGCGGCAGGAACGGCATCGCGTTTCTGCATATCGCGACGAACGCGACTCGGCGAGAATGGGCTGCTTCTATTCCTGACCAGACTCGCGAGTGGTAGTCGTCTGCGAACTCAGGATCAGGCGGCAGGATCAGGTCAGGGTGATGAGACTTGACGTCTGCAAGAGTCAGGGACGGCATGTGGCTTTCATCTTGAAGTGAATCCCCCCGTCTTCGCTCGGCCAGTCGTGATACGCGACGGATCCGCTGTTCGAGATCAGCGTCGTCAGCTCCGGATACGCATACAGCCCAGACGCGAACGTCTCAGGAGTCTCTCGCTCTTCGCTGTCGTGAATGTGCCATGTCCGAATGTCGATCGCAGGATCGAAGATTTCGCATCCGTTCGACATGGCCCAGCCGAGAATCGCCTGATCGCAGCCGACGCAGCCGAGCTGAAGCGGGTCTGCTCCAGTCGGCATGCCTCCGCCGACGAAGCACCACGAGTCCTGCCGACCGGAGAAGAACCGTCCGTCGATGACCCAGCCAAGCATGTCAGGGCTCGCCGGGGTGTTCCATCGAGTCAAGGCGATGAGTCGCATCGGCTTCGCGGCGTCTTCGAGCAGGCTGACCGTGTCGTCGAACTCGATGTCCGTGTTCGCGACGATGCACGGCTGGCCGTGGTAGTTCTTGGCCGCGAGATCAAAGAAGTCATTGAACGTCCGGCGAGAAGCGCCAGTCAGGTACACGACGTCGCTGAACAGTCCAGACGATTCGTTCGAGTCTCTCGCTCGCTTGAGTTCAGCCAGACGGGTCGCGTTCTTTGGCTCGTACCACTGCGAGAGAAGGATCATTATTCGGTGACGATCCAGAAGTGACCGACGGATGGGTGAACGTACGGATGCGGCACGCCGATGCACTTCTTGCCGAGCCGATGAAGCTCTGCCGCGACGGCGTCACCGTTCGCGTGGCACTCGACGATGAACCGAGTCCGCTTCCAGACTTCTGGCGTGACGCATCCAGACAGGACGTCGGCCTCGGCGCCCTCGACGTCGATCTTCACGAGGTCTGCGCCGTCGGGGAACCGATCTTCGAGAGAGATCGTCTGGACTTCGACGGTGCCAACGGACGGAGCAGACGAGCCGCTCGGGCCTCCGATCGGATGGTCTTCGAGAAGCGAGTTCTGGTCTGGGCTCGGCCGGAGATGCAGAGTCCCAGTTCCTGACCGTCCGGCAGCAGCGGCGTGAATCAGCTCCACGTTCTCGGCCAGGGCGATCTTTTCGTACGCTCTCGGGTCTGGCTCAATCGCATAGACTTGGCCGAACATAGACGCGAGAAGTGCAGTCCATTCGCCGTCGTTGGCACCGACGTCGATCGCGACAGACTTGCCTGTCCAGGCAGACACGAACGGAACGAGCCAGCGTTCTTCAATTTGCATGCTGAGCCCACTCCTTAATCTTGGCGATCCGTTCGTGCGGCGGAAGCCCGCAGCCGTGATAGAACTTCGGCGTGATATGGCTCGGAGTTCCGACCCACGAGTTCCACTCTTCGCCGAGAACGCACGTCGGGATGTAGTGCAGCTTCGTCAGGTGAATCATCGCCGCCTGCTCCCACCAGCTATGGTTCGTGAACTCGTCGCTCATCGCTGCCGCGACGAGGTACGGCAGCATCGGACGCCTGAGAGCCCAGACTCCGAAGTTCAGGTGTCGCTCGGGAGTCGCTGTGACGTCCGCGACGGCCTGGAGAGACCCCGGCGTGAAGCTCTGAAAGATCGACCGCGACGAGTCAGCGATCACGACGTCAGCGTCGAGCCACAGGACTTCGTCGCAGTCGACCAGACAAGACGCGATCCGTTCGAGCTTGAGCCACGACGCGGCACGCGAGCCTCGCTGCACGAGCGGCTGAGACGTGAATTCGCAGCCGTGCAGCGAGGCGTACTTCTCCATCAGCGGATACGTGATCGCAGCGATCTCGCCGTACTCTCCGCCGATATGCCCCGTGGCGACGACTCGCCTTGGTGGCTTCTTCCAGAACATGCTCAGAGCCTCGCGTAGCACGGAAGGTCTGCGGCGCCCGTCAGCTCCGCCGTCTCGTAGCACGGAATCCTGTATCGCTGCTTGCGAGGGCCGACGTATCGACTCGCCCGCTGCTCAGGAGTCCAGCCGCGGCGAATCTCGGCCGCGCGATCTTTGATCTCTTGCGGGCTCGGGCAGTCATCTTCGCCGTCTTTCTCTCGCGACGGTCGCTTGAGTTCCCACTTGCGAGCCATTTCGTAGATCGCATTTGTCGTGAAGCCGTACTTCTTCGCGATGCTCTCTACGGAGACTTTCCTGTCCGCGATCAGCGGAGCGAGAATTTCTTTCGTCATCCTCATATCTTCAGTGCCCTTTTTTAGAGAAGAAATGAAAATGGCTCCGTCCGGCGGGAGTGAACGATTCACAACCCGCCGGACAGAGACCACCGGAGGGGACGGTTACGGTGCGAACTGCTGCACCCAATACGCGCGGCCGTCTGGGCCGATGAATCCGGCGACGCCGACTCGCCGGTAGCTGCGACTCAGGATGTTCGCCCGATGTCCAGGCGAGCGGAGCCAGACGACGACGGCCTCGCGGGCGTTCTTCTGGCCAGCGGCGACGTTCTCTGCGACGTTGTCTCCGCTGTGCCGCATGTTCATCTCGCGAGCCATGCGACGGGCATGCCGACGGGCCGATGCCATAAGTCGGCAGTCGACGACGAGCGGAGCGACGCCAGCTTGAGCCCTCGCCTCATTCGATTCTGCGACGATCTGCGACTCGCCAGCCGTGAGAACGGAGCAGGGCTCAGGTGTTGCCGCAGTAACGGTCAGTGCCAGGAGCAGGGCGGTAAGCGTGTCCATACTTTTACCTCTCTGTTACGAGTTCTCGAACCAATCGCCGTCACGAAACTCAAACAGGCGAATTTCGCGAAACCCGACGCTCTTTGCGATTTCGACGCAGTACGGAGCGAACACTGCCAAGGGGCGGCGAGTGTCGAGCGAGCCGTCCGCGACGAGCATTGCCGCACACGCCCTGGCACAGCCTCGACGCCTGTAAGCTTCGAGCGTGAAGCCTTCCAGAGTCTGCATTCCTCGCCAGATGTGCGATGCGGCCCAAGAAACGATCCTCCATGATCCGTCTCTCACGATCACGATCGGAGTTCTCGATCCATTCCGGCTCGCGACTTCTTGCTGGAACTCGCTGCCGGTTCGTGTCAGGCTCTCGACGATGACTGCTGCGTCATAGTCAGCCAGGGCTCCGACGGTCGTGGTTATCGCTTCCATACTATTTTTTGTCAACGGTTTTTTTCTGAGATTTCACTGGAATTTTCACGCGAGACTGCTCTTCAGTCTTCTTCTTTTTCCACCGATACGTAACCACGCTAGTCATCCCTTCTTGGCAGGAGAAACAACGGTGAGTCTTGAGACTTGCAGTCTGCGATGATGTTCAAGTTCAGGAACTCTTCAGCAGACTCGTCGTCGATCTGCTTGTCTGCGGCCAGGATCGCAATTGCGATGTCGTAGTCGTAGACAGCCGAAAGTCTGTAGCCGACCGTGTAGCCGAGATACGCAGGCTCAAAGCCCACGATGACTTTTGCTCGCGGGTTTACGAGATACAGATCTTCGTACGGATCAGACTGTTCGTTGTCACTTGCTCTGGCGATCATCGGCGGCGACTTTCTTGACGAGCTGCTTCTTCTTCTGGCCCGTGGCTGTGGTGACGATTTCCCAGGCCCACTGCGAAGGCTTTGCCGGTGGCCTGCCGTGCGACGTTATGCACCCCATACTCTCTCTGCCTCTTCTCTGCTGGTGACGACTTCCGCGACACACCCCCCGACCTCTCGAAGTTCTTTCATGACGGCCTGCTGGAGCGGCGTGGCTTTCTTTCCTGGCTGCTTCACTTCGAGCCAGACAGCGCGGCCGTTCTTCACGCAGAGCAAGTCTGGAATTCCAGGCCTCTGGAACGCTCCGCCAGCTACCTTCAGCGTCCACCAGCCGAGTTCCTTGGCCCGCTTCTGGATGGACTTCGTGATCGACGATTCAAGCGGCATTGGGTTTCTGCTCCTTCAAGACGTGCCACGCATCTCGCCACTGGGAAGACGGGCCGAGCGTCAGCTTGTGCGACGACAGGTCGATCTCAGACGACGGCACGATCCAGAACGAGGACGTGAGAAGAGAGACGAAGACGAACGCGTCTAGCTCGTCTTTGCCGTACGTCGCGCGGCTCTCGGCAGCGGGCTTGCGGCTGCGACGGATCGAGAACGACTCGTTCTGAAATGGATTGCCCGTGTGGCGAGTCTTGACTTGAAGCCTGCACAGCTTCGAGCCCGACACCGACACCAGATCGAAGCCGATGTCGACTTCGGGCTTGGTGACGGAGATGCCGTTCTTCAGCAACTCAGCCGAGGCGAGCAGCCTTCCGATCTCGCCGACGACGTGGGGCTGGAGAGATTTTAGGTCGTACAAACTCCAGTCCTCGCGGCTTCCCCTCCGCGAGAAAACTCAAACGACTCCATCGGCCGCAGGCAGTCCTGCGGAACGAACCATGACTCTCGGTATCCGTTCGGGTTCCGCAGGAACTCGTCCCGCTTGCCTTCGTGACCGTACAGCCAGCCGATGATCGAGACCTTTGGTGCGTCGACGATCGTCAGGATGTAGCGACGGTCGTCCGGATCGTTGCCCCGAAGAATCAGCGAGCCGTTCGCGAGCCCCGTCGCTCGAACCTCTGTGTCGGCGAAGCAGTCCGGAACTCGATGAAACGTGTTCACCGACGGCACGAACCAGACTCCAGCCAGCTTGCCGAGAGCCATCTCGCCGCAGACGCCCTGCGTCTCCTGCGTGAGCCGCTCGATCCAGTTCCGCTTGTAGGTCGTGGCGTCGTTCAAGCCCATCGCGACAGACGTCGTGAGCCGCAGCTTCGCAGACTCGACGGCACTGATGAACTCGGGGATTGTGAGGACGACTTCAGTCACGGCTGGCCATCCCCTTCGGCTCTTCGTCGCGTTCGAGGGTCACCTTGTAGAGATGCCCCCCGGCGACGTGGTAGACGATGATCCCTTCTGGATTCATGAATCCAGGCACGGCGACGCTGCCGCTCTCGCGAAGCGACGAAAGACAGCCGTCGATCGCCGACTCGCTGAACGGGCCGCGATACAAGACTGGCACGATCGAGCAGCAGGACGGCGGAGACTTCTCCTGCCACCGCAAGACGTTGAACAGACTCCACCGCATGTCCATCTTCGCGAGGCCGTAGCCTCGCTGGCACTTTCCGCCCCACCATTCGCCGTAATGGTGGCCGTCTCCCAGGCCGAGCAGCTCGTCGTGGTGATCTCGCACCCACGCGGCGAAGCCGTAGTGGTCGTCGCCTGGAGTGATCCAGCGGTTCTTCGATCCAGCCAGCACGACCTCGCCGTGAACGAAGACTTGCGTGTTCGTGCCGTCGAGCTTCTCGGTGATAATGACGTCGCGACGGAGGCGAGGGATCTTTGGGAAGCGGTGGAATTCTGTCACGACAGCCTCATGAACAGCGGCCCGTTCTCGCCGACGTACGCACTGAGCGTGTTGAACGAGAGGAACTCTTCGGCTTCCTCTTCAGTCATGCCGTCACGCTCGACCAGCACGGCGACGCACTTGTCGTAGTCGTAGACGGCGACGTGCGGATGGTGGTCGTTCAGCGTGTAGCCGATCAGGGCAGGCTCGAAGCCGTTGGCGAGGAGGGCGCTGGGATTGAGTTCGGAGAGCATGTTGGGGTGTCCGTACTACTCAGGCGAAGAAGCGACAGAGACATCGTTTCCGACTTTGTTCCTAGCCGGTCGATACCTCGCGATGTAGTGAAGCTCTGCGAAGTGAATTTCGTTCTGCGGCATCCGCAGGGCAGATATACGGCAACCCCGAAGCTCGTCGCGTCCGCTTCTCACTCTGCTTGGCAAGTTTCTTGACTTCCCGACGTACTGAACGACACCGGCTTCATCTACGGCGAAGTAGACGCCGGAAAATGGCTTCATCGAGCGGACTTCTCGTATCGAAAACATCTCTGGCGGCATCGGCGGATACTCTTTCTCGCCGTTCCACTCTGGGGGATCCACTGGAGCGAAAGGACGCACGCGGTAGATGTTGGCCCCGATCCCGCGACCTCCTCGCCGGACGATCTCAATCAGGCCCTTCTCGCGGAGCCGCCGTAGGGCGACAGTGACCGTCGCTCGGCGGCAGCCGCAAGTCTTGGCAAGACTTGAGTAGGACGTGCGGGCGTAGCCGTGTCTGGTGTCTCGCCAGATGGTCAGCCAGATGAGTGCCTCCGCTCGCGTCAATGACCTGATCGTGACGTCGACGAACGCATTGATGTTGTCGAATCGGTCTTTTACGACTAAAGCCTTCTCTGCGAGACTCACGCGAACATCCTCCGCTGCTTCGGCGACGCCTTGACTTCAGCCAGCCGCTTCTCGGCAAGCTCGACGTACTCGCTGTTCAGTTCGATGCCGATGCTGTTTCGCCCCAGGGACTCAGCGACGGCGAGCGTCGTGCCAGATCCGGCGAACGGATCGAGGACGGTGCAGGGAACGGGGGCGAGGTCTTTGCCGCACTCGCAGGACGCGTCCCACCGCAGGGTCTTCGTCGCAACTCCGGCGACGGAGTTCGCGCAGGAGTTCCCCGTCCCTTCAGTGCCGTCGCGCTTCACGTAGTCGTTCGGGCGAGGGCGGGTGATCTTCTCTTTCTCGATGACCCGCACCCACGGCGAGCCGCACGTCGGACAGCAGCCGATGCGGCTCGTTCCGGCCTCGATGCACAGTTCGGCGAGCGTCGTCGGCATCGTGGCGAAGTGGGCGCCCTTGTACGGCGTCGAGCCGAGATGCCAGACGTCGCGACGGTTCTTGCCAGTCGGCGACGAGTCGCTCGGCTCCTTGATCGCCTCCGCGTCGTAGAAGTACTTCTTGGTCTTCGTGAGCATGAAGACCATCTCGTGCGACCGCGTGCAGCGGTCAGAGACGCTCTCTGGCATCGGCGACTTCTTCGCCCAGATGATCTCCTGCCGCACGATCCAGCCGTCGGACTGGAGGCAGCGAGCGACGATCCACGGGATGCCGCACAGATCGCCGTCTTCGTAGACGTCACCGATGTTCATCCAGAGCGTGCCGTCGTCGCGAAGAACCCGCTTGCACTCGCGAAACACGGCGACGATGTCTGCCGTGTACGAGCCGCCCTTCAGGCCGATCTCGAACTTCTTGAGCGGATCATGCTCGCTGAGATACGAACGCAGGCCGTAGTACGGCGGGCTCGTCAGGATGCAGTGAACGCTCCCGCCTGGAAGCGTCCGTAGCTGCTCGATGGCATCGCCGTTCAAGAGCGTGTGCATCGCGAGAAAATCGAGGAGGAGCAGAAATCCGTTCTGCTCCTCCTCGAAAACCCTCCTTGGTTGAGCGAGCAAAGAGTACCCGTATCCAGACAATAGATCAAGCGACGGTGCGAAGAGAATCCTTGCCTTGCCTTGCCTTGCCTTGCCTTGCCTTGCCTTGCCTTGCCTTGCCTTGCCTTGCCTTGCCTTGCCGAGCCCCG